GCCGGGCGCTCGACGTCAGCGACATCGAAGCGGTGACCCGCACCAGCGTCGTCGCCAAGGTGCGCCGTGATCTCGCCGTCGCCCGATCCGTCGACGCCGGGCTGCTCACCCGGCGAGTCCCGCCACGATTCGTGGCCCACCCGCTGAAGCAGCTCATCCCGAGCACCGACTCGACGATGGCCGTCCGATGAGCGGCCACGACCACCGCACGATCCCCGCGCTGCGTGCGTGCCCGATCTGCTCACCGGACGCCCCGCTCGTCGACCCGCAGGCCGCCCCGGTGAACGACCGGCCCGTCGCCTGGGCCATCGAGTCGCTCGTCCACTTCGGCCTGATCGGCGGCGCCTTCGACACCGTCGACGAGGCTGAAGCGGTCCTCGAGCGCATGGCGGCCGTGAACCCGACCGTCCCGCTCGCCGCCACCGTCGTCGGCCTCACCGCCCACGGCGATCGGGTGGCGGCCCGATGAGCGCCGAGACGTGCCCGAGCTGCCCCGGCTGCATCGAGCCGACGTGCGGCCACCACTGGCGGTGCGGCTGCCCGCTCGACCGAGCTCCGAAGAGCAGAGTCGACACGCACCAGATCGGCGACTCGTGGGTCGCCTCGACCCGGCGCCCGTGCGGGCACGAGTACCACGGCTACGTCCGATGGAACACCGAGCCCGAGGCACGGGCCCACGGCGTCGAGCTGCTGAAGACGAAGTGCTCGACCTGTCAGGAGCAGAAGCGGGCCCAGAGGCGGGCGTCGTGACCCGCACCGAGCGGCGACGTCGAGATCGCTGGCGAGCGAGGTACGGCATCGAGCATCCGCCCGGCGAGCTCCCGTTCGCCTGCCCGTTCTGCGGGCTGCTGATCGACACCCGTCTCGGCTTCGGCGGGCACGTCAGGCACAGCCACCCCGAGGTCGTGGCCGGTCGAGGTGCCACGCTCGTCTAGGTCGACTAGACATAGGGGCATGGCGAACGGGACCCACACTCACGAGGCAGAGGTCGAGCAGGTCATCATCGGCTGCGGCGGCGCCAAGCTCGACCACGCAGCGCCCGCCCGGGACCTCTACACCGGCCAGGCCTTCCGCCTGAACCTGGCAGCGGCCCTGGCGCTCGTCGACGGCGACGACGGCCGGGTGGCGATCCTCTCGGCGAAGCACGGGATCGTGCAGCTCGACGAGATCATCGAGCCCTACGACGTCACGGTCGGCGACGCCGAGGCGATCACCCCACGGGAGCTGCGCCGGTCGCTCGCCTTCCGCTGCGTCTCAGGCTTCCGCACGGCCCTGCTGCTCGCCAACGCCTACGCCGAGCTCTTCGAGGCCGCCCACCTCGACGACTGGGATCAGCGGGGCATGGCGATCGAAGCCACGGCGAACCTCTTCGTCGGCTCGAAGGGCATCGGCGATCAGCGGGGCCGGGCCAGCAGCGCCCGCAAGGGTGAGACGACTCCCGCCGACGCCATGGCCGCCTACGAAACGACCCCCCGAGATCCCCGCCCATACGAGCAGCTCGTCCGAGCAGCCTGACCCCAGCGAAGGAGCGATCATGCCCACCACGACCCGCTACTACATCATCGACGACGACGAGACCGGTATGGCGACCGCGCACAGCAGCGACGACTGCGAGCGCGCTACGGGCCCGGGCGGCTGGGTCGACGGCGAGCCCGACGCCTGGCTCTGCGGCCGTTGCGTCGAGGTGAAGACCCGCCCGGCGCCGACCCGTCGAGCCGCCGTCGGCCACGTCGACGACGTGAGCGACTTCCTCGAGGATGACGGGCCCGCCGAGACGCCGAAGCGCAGCACGAAGCGCCCCACGGTCAAGCCGTACACCTGGGCGAAGCGTGGCGACGTCTGGTGCGTGCGAGTGCCCGTGCAGCGCCACGAAGCAGGCGACAAGGTCGAGATCGCCAAGCGCGACGGCTCGAAGGCTGAAGCGGTCCTCGGCGAGCTCGTCGAGACCGGCGATCCCTTCGACTACTGGACGGCGGCGAAGGCAGAGGCCACGACCGAGACGGGCACGCCTGTCGGCCGGTGGTCGAGGGACAGCGGCGGCGACTGGTCGGTCGCTCTCGCCCCAGAGCTGGGCGTCGTCGGCGACGAGATCATCGTGAGGAAGGCGAACGGCGAAGAGCAGACCATCGTCCTCGGCGATCGCATCGAGACGAAAGGCGACTCGGTGCTCTGGGCCGTCGGCGCCCCGGCGTCCTCGAGCGCGGCGGCCGAGGCTCCCGACGGGCTCCACGCCATCGAGCGAGACGGCGTCGTCGAGGTCTACAAGGTGCAGCGATCCGAGAGCACGGGCCGGGCCTACGCCAAGCGGCTGGTCGGCACGACCTTCGACTACGTCGGCCGCGGCCCGCTCGACGAGCTCGACGAGACGACGATCCTCACCGCCGAGATGGCGGCACGGTACGGGCAGGCCGTCGGCGTCTGCTGCGTCTGCGCCCGCACGCTGACCGATCCCGCGAGCATCGCCGCAGGCATCGGCCCGGTGTGCGCCGGGAAGTTCTAGCCTGCCCTGGCGGCCGGGCGGGTCTGGTCGACCCCTCCACGCCGAGCGGGCCCGCCCAGGGCCGCACGGCGATGCCGACCCGTGGCTGGTCGAGCACGCCGATGCCCGCAGGTGGTAGCGTCCCGGCGTGGCCCGACGAGCTCAGATCCAAGTGCGTCTCCCCGAAGCGACCCGAGATCGTCTGCACGCCGCGGCCGAAGAGCGACTCGTCTCGGTGTCGAAGCTCGTCGAGACGTTCGTCGAGCGTGGCCTCGACCGTCTGCCACCGGTCGACGGTGAGGACCGATGATGGCTCTCGACGCCCGCGATCGCCGCCAGGGCGCCGCCGTGGCCTCAGACGCCCAACCGGCCAAGCAGGGCCGCCGAGCCCGTCCTCGGCGCTCTGAGCCGTCCCCAGGGCGCTGCTACTCGTGCGGCGAGCACTTCGAGACCTACCCGGCATGGGAACGCCACGCCGATGCCGGATCGTGCCGCCGCTTCGAGCTCGACATCTTCGAGCCCGAGCTCCCGAAGGAGACCCGATGACCGACGCCCTAGCCGAGCTCGCCTTCGTGCCGCAGGAGTACGACGAGAGCGTGGCGATCGACGCCATCGAGCCGCACCCGCTGAACCCCAGGCACGGCGACCGCTCGACGATCAGCGAGTCGATCGATGCGAACGGCTTTTACGGAGCGTGCGTCGTGCAGCGATCGTCGGGCCGCATCATCGTCGGGAACCACCGATGGATGGAGCTGCGTGACAAGGGCGCCGAGACGGTGCCGGTGTTCTGGGTCGACGTCGACGACGAGACCGCCGAGAGGATCCTGCTCGTCGACAACCGCTCGAACGACAAGGCCGCATACCACGATCAGCAGCTCGCCACCCTGCTCGACGGCATCAGGAAGCGGCAGGGCGACGGCGGGCTCGTCGGCACGGGCTACACCGGCCAGGACGTCGGCGATCTGCTCCGCAAGCTCGCGCCGCCCAGCCTCGACGAGCTCGCCGCCGAAGCGGGAAACCACGACGAGCGAGGACTCTGGCCGGTGGTGCGGCTCAGGGTGTCGCCGAAGACGTTCGCCCGATGGCAGCAAGCGACCGCCACCTACGACCACGACGACTCCGACGAGCTGCTATGCCAGGTGCTCGACGCCCTCGAGGACGCTTCGTGAACCTCGCCAGTCTCCGCACGCTGATCGGCGACGACATCTTCGCCGACCCCGATGCGCAGCGGTTCCGAATCCTGATGAGCTACCACTACTGGCGGGACACGAACCTCGACGCGTTCTTCGCCAAGCACTTCGGCCCGCCCGAACACTGGCCCGAGGTCTTCGCCGACTCGGGAGCGTTCAGCGCCCACACCCAGGGCGCCGAGGTGAACGTCGACGCCTACGCCGACTGGCTGCACCAGTGGGATCACCTCTTCACCGTGCGGGCGAACCTCGACGTGATCGGCGACCCCGAGGCCACCTGGGCGAACCAGCAGCGCCTCGAAGGCCGAGGGTGCGACGTGCTCCCGGTGTTCCACACCTCCGAGCCGTGGGAATGGCTCGACCGCTACGCCGACGGGCACGACTACATCGCCCTCGGCGGCATGGTCGGCCACCGAGGCCAGCAGAAGCACCTGCGCCGATGGATCATCGAAGCGTTCCAGAGGGTCGAGAAGCGCCAGCCCGGCAAGGTCGGATTCCACGGCTTCGGGCTCACCGCCTGGCCGCTGATGTGCGACCTCCCGTGGCGCTCGGTCGATTCGACCCGCTGGCTCGTCGGCACCCAGTACGGCGAGCTCCATCTCTGGGACGCCGACCAGCCGAACGGCTACCTCATCGCCCGGGTCGGTGACAGCGCCAACTGCTACGACCCGACGGTCGCCGCGCTCATCCGCCTCTACGGCGGCAACCCCGACGTGCTCGCCGACCGCGCGCTATACCACCGCCGCTACGCCGTCGAGATCAGCGCCGTCGCTTGGAAGATGTCGGAGCTCTGGCTCTGGCGCCGCCACGGCCGACGCTGGCCGAGGCTTTACAACGCTTCGAGCTCGGGCACCGAATTCCGCCAGGCGAACGCCGGGCTGCGGCTCTACCTGGCCTGCTCGCTGCACGACGCCGCCACGGGCGTCGACGCCGTTCGCCAGTACCTACACCAGCCCGAGGAGGCTCCCGTCTCGTGAAGATCACCGCAATCGTGTCAGGTGGCATGGATTCGGCCACGCTCGCCTACCACCTCATCGAGCTCGAGCACGACGTCGAGCTCGTCTCCTTCGACTACGGGCAACGGCACCGCGTCGAGCTCGAGCACGCCGAGGCGCTGAGTGACCGACTGGACGTGCCATGGTCGCTCGTCGATCTGTCTGGGCTCCGATCCCTGATCGGTGGCAGCGCCCTCACCGACGACACCATCGACGTCCCCGAGGGTCACTACGCCGAGCCGTCGATGGCGAAGACCGTCGTCCCGAATCGGAACCTCATCATGCTCTCCATCGCCGCTGGCATCGCCGTCGCCAACGACTCAGACCGTGTCGCGACGGGCGTCCACGCCGGTGACCACTTCGTCTACCCCGACTGCCGACCGACGTTCATCTCGGCGGCGTCGACGGCGATCATGCTCGGCACCGACGGCTTCGCCCCGCCAGGCTTCGGGGTGATCGCACCGTTCGTCCACATCTCGAAGGCCGACATCGCCCGAATCGGCGACGAGCTCGGCGTGCCGTGGGACGAGACGTGGAGCTGCTACAAGGGCGGCGCTCGCCACTGCGGCCTGTGCGGCACCTGCGTCGAGCGCATCGAGGCGTTCCAGATCGCCGGGGTCGACGACCCCACCGAGTACGACGCCATGCCCGACCTCGCCGGGCTCGTCTCGACGTTCGAGCGCATCGAGGTCGACGGGTGATCGCCATATCGAAGGAGATCGAATTCGACGCCGGGCATCGAGTCCCTGACCACGCCTCGAAGTGCCGCAACCCGCACGGGCACCGCTACCGGGTCAGGGCGACGTGCGAAGGCGATCTCGTCGCCGAGCCTGGCGCCGCAGACGATGGCATGGTCGTCGACTTCGGGCTGCTGAAGACGTGGCTCACCGAACGGGTCCACGACGTGCTCGACCACGGCTTCATCGTCGCCGAGTACGACACGGTGATGGTCGACGCGCTCGCCGTCGACCCCGGCTGGCGGGTCATCGTCGTGCCGTTCCCACCGACCGCCGAGCACCTGGCCCGCTGGTGCTACGACCAGCTCGCCCCGGCCGTGGCCGAACACTGGCGGGGCGTCGAGCTCACGATGGTCGAGCTCTGGGAGACACCCACCTCGAAGGCGGTCTTCACCCCGTGAGCGACGAGCTGGTCATCTCCGAGGTCTTCGGGCCCACGATCCAAGGCGAAGGTCCCTCGACGGGCCGCCGTTGCGCCTTCGTGCGTCTGGGCCGTTGCAACCTGAGCTGCTCATGGTGCGACACCCCATTCACCTGGGACTGGCGGGGTCAGAACGGCACCGCCTTCGACCCGGCGAAGGAGCTGGCGAAGGCGTCGATCGGTGACATCGTCGAGCACCTCACCGACCTCGACGTGCGTCTCGTCGTCATCAGCGGCGGCGAACCGATGGCGCAGCGCGACGGCCTGACCCGGCTGGTCGTCCATCTGCGCCGCCTGGGCTTCGACGTCGAGATCGAAACGAACGGCACGTTCGCCGCGCTGCCCATGCTCGCCGAGTACGTCACCCGATGGAACGTGTCGCCGAAGCTGGCGAACAGCGGCATGGACTACGACCGGCGCATCAATGAGGCGGTCCTCGCCGACTTCGCCACGATGAGCAAGGACCGGGTGGCGCTCAAGTTCGTCGTGACCACTCTCGGTGACTTCGCCGAGATCGATGAGCTCGTCGACGTCATCCACAGCGAACCCCACAAGGTGTGGATCATGCCCGAGGGTGCGTGCGTCGAGCGTCTCGAGCGTGACGACCTGGGAGCGATCGCCGACGCCGCCATCGCCCGTGGGTACAACGTGACCGACCGGCTCCACGTCCGACTCTGGCACGGGGAGCGCGCACGATGACCGACCTCGTCCCGATCACCTGGGCCGACATCGACGACGCCGTCTCGGCACTCTGCGCCCGCATCCCCGCCCGCTGCTCGTCGGTCTGGGGCGTCCCCCGTGGCGGCGTGCCCGTCGCCGTCGCCGTGTCCGAACGCACCGGCCTCACGCTCGTCGCCGAGCCCACCATCGGCACCCTCATCGTCGACGACCTCGTCGATTCTGGCCGCACCCTGACCCCGTGGCATGAGGACGGGCACGACGTCGACGCCCTCTTCCAGAAGCCCACGTCGCCCCGCCACCTCGCCCCAGAGGCAGCGGCCCGGCACGGCTGGCTCGTCTTCCCGTGGGAGCGCGGCGAGACCCCAGCAGAGGACGCCGTCGTGCGACTCCTTCAGGCCATCGGCGAAGACCCCGACCGCGACGGCCTCCGAGACACCCCACGCAGGGTGGTGAAGGCGCTCGGCGAGATGACGTGCGGCTACCTCGAGGACCCCGCCGACATCCTCGCCACCGTCTTCGACGTCGACTTCGACGAGATGATCGTCGTGCGCCGCATCCCGTTCGTGTCGCTGTGCGAGCACCACCTGCTCACCTTCGTCGGGCACGCCACCGTCGGCTACGTCCCGAAGGACCTCGTCGTCGGCCTGTCGAAGCTCGCCCGCCTCGTCGACTGCTACGCCCGGCGCCTGCAGGTTCAGGAGCGCATGACCCGCCAGATCGCCGACGCCATCGACACCCATCTGCGCCCAGCCGGGGTCGCCGTCCTCATCGAATCCACGCATTCGTGCATGAGCAGCCGAGGCGTCGCCAAGGTCGCTCCGATGGTCACGAGCGACGTGCGAGGCTGCTTCCGAGACCAGCCCGAGGCCCGTGCCGAATTCATGGCCCTCGCCCGGGGTGCGACGTGACCCGCCGCCTGACCACCGCCGAGCGCCTCGAGGACGCCATCACCGAGGCTCAGCTCCAGCGCACCGTCGTCGATCTCGCCGAAGTGCTGGGGTGGCGGGTCTTCCACGACCACGACTCCCGCCTGAACCGTGCCGGGCTCCCCGACCTGATCCTCGTGCGCCGTGGCCGCCTCATCTTCGCCGAGCTGAAGCGCCGCACCGGCAGACTTCGCCCAGCGCAGGCCGCATGGCTCGCCGACCTCGCCCAGGTCGCCCAGGCATCGACGGGCGCCGTCGAGGCGTACCTCTGGCGCCCCGCCGACCTCGACACCATCGGGCAGGTGCTCCGATGACCGCCCCATCCTTCGAGGCGTGGCTCGCCGACGGGTACGAGCAGGGATGGATCGTCGCGGCGTTCTGCGCCATGCACGACGGCCTACCCCTCACACCCGACGAGTCCGACGCCTTCGAGCACGACGGCTTCGACCCGTGCATGCCCGCCCTACGCATCGAGACGAACCCGTGAGACCCACCTTCGCCCAACGGCTGCAAGACTGGCGGGCCCGCTGGCTGCCCGTGCGCTACTCGACCCCGTCGTGCTCGTGGTGGAGCTACCGAGGCCGCCACTACTTCATCCGAGGGAACCCACGATGACCCCACCAGCCGCCAAGATCGGCCGCCCCTCGAAGCTCACCGCTACCCGGCACACCCTCATCGTCGCCGCCGTAGCAACCGGGGCCACCGTCGACGTCGCCGCCAAGGCAGCAGGCATCGGCGAACGCACACTCATCCGATGGCAGAAGCGAGGACGGGAAGAGACCGAACGACTCACCCTCGCCGACATCGACCCCGAAGACGAAGCGAACGTCGACCCCGACGAGCTCGACTATTGGCAGCTCTGGCGGGACGTAGAAAGAGCACGAGCCGAGAGCGAGGTCTACCTGCTCGGCCTGATCCAAGAGGCCGCCCAGGGCTACGAACGCACCACCCGACGGGAGAAGACGATCACCAAGCCAGACGGCACCGTCGAGATGACCGTCGAAGAGGTCACGACCATCGAACGCTCATGGCAGGCCGCTGCGTGGAAGCTCGAGCGCCGCTACCCCGACAAGTACGGCCGACGAACCCGCCACGAAGTGACAGGCGCCGAAGGTGGGCCCGTCGAGCTCGACCTCGGCGAGCTGCGCCAGCGTGTCGCCGCCAGCCTCGACGAGCACCGGGCCCGCCTCGAAGGCGCCCAGCTCAACTAGCGCCGATGTTCCACATGGAACACCCCCGAGATGCGCCCCAGACGCCCCGCCCGGTGATCGGGCATCCGACCCGCCGCACAGCGGGAGACGCCGTTCTAGGGGCCGATCCGACGAAGGCAGGCCGCACCCGTGGGTGAGAGCAGACTCGACTGGCTCTCCCGAGTCGACGACGACGAACGGGCCGCCTACCTGGCGACGTGCGACGGCGACGAGCTCGCTCTGATCCTCGAGCGGGACTGGACGGTCGTGCGCCGCCCCGAGCAGGGCGAACCCGACGGCGAGTGGCTGGCGTGGGTGATCTGCACGGGCCGAGGATGGGGCAAGACCCGCACGGGCGCAGAATGGTCGATCGAGCGGGCTCGAACCCTGGCCGCCAAGATGGGCCACGGGGTCAGGTGGGCGCTCGTGGGCGAGACGTTCGCCGACGCCCGAGACACCATGGTCGAAGGCGAGAGCGGCCTGCTGTCGTCCCTGGCGCCATCCGAGCTCGTGAACGGCTCGGTGGACGACTCGTGGAACCGTTCGCTCGGCGAGCTCACCCTCGCCAACGGCACCCGGTACAAGCTCTTCAGCAGCGAGAAACCCCGCCGCCTTCGAGGCCCGCAGCATCATGGGCTCTGGGCCGACGAGCCCGGCACGTTCCGCGACGCCAAGGACGGGCTCGGCGAGGACACGACGATGGCGATGGCGCTCTTCGGCTTGCGCCTCGACCCCGACCCGCGCGCTTGCGTCACGGGCACGCCCCGCAACGTGCGGCTCATCCGTGAGCTGCTCGACGACCCCCGCATGATCGTCACGACCGGATCGACCTACGAGAACCTGCACAACCTGGCGCCCAGCTACCGCCAGCGTGTCGTCGAGCGGTACGAAGGCACGAGGCTCGGGCGTCAGGAGCTCCACGCTGAGCTGCTGGCCGACACCGGCGAGACGTTCCAGCGTGGCTGGTTCGACTTCGTCGAGCAGGCGCCCACGGGCCCGAAGGTCAGCCGGGTCCGGTACTGGGATCTCGCCGCCACCGAGCCGAGCGAGATGAACCCCGACCCCGACTGGACGTGCGGCGCTCTCGTGTCGATCGACAACGGCCAACGCCCGGCCCGCTACTGCATCGAGCACGTCGCCCGCTTCAGGCTGCAGCCCGGCAAGGTCGAGGACCGCATCATCGAGCTCGCCCGAGAGGACGGCCTTCGCCGGGTCGGCATCGAGCAGGAACCGGGCTCGGCGGGGAAGAGCCAGGTCGCCCACTACAAGCGGCAGGTCTCGGGCATCTCCCGAGTCGAAGGCCACCGCCCCACCGGCCCGAAGGAGACCCGTGCCGAGATCGTGGCCGCCGCAGCCGAGCAGGGCAGGGTGTCGATCGTGCGAGGCTCGTGGAACCTCGGGCTGCTCGACGAGCTCGAGGAATTCCCGAACGGGAACCACGACGATCAGGTCGATGCTCTGTCGGGAGCCTGGGATCTCCTTCAGCGATCGACGGGCGGGCTCACAACGTCGAGCGCGGTGGGCACGAGCGTCGCAGGCCTCGCCAGGCCGGGACGGTAGGGTTCGCCCATGCCCGGGACCCGCAATCTGTCGCTGCTGAAGGCCGACGTCGTCGTCGGAGCCGAGACCTACGAGCTGCACCGCTTCGTCGTCTCACGAGGCACGGCGAGGGTCTTCACCCGCCAAGGCATCCCGATCCTCGAGGCCGAGCTCGTCGACCTGGCATCACCGACCCGCAACGTCTGGCACGCCACGACCGCGGCGGGCGACGTCTGGGTCGCCACGAAGATCGGCGGGTGCGGCTGTGGGAAGTGAGCGACGTCCCACCGACGGTCGTGTCGCTGGGCTACGGTGTCGGCGTGGTGGCGCTGCTCGTGGCCGCTGCGGGCACCGCCTTGGCTCTCGGGCTACGGCTGGCGCATCGCTGGTGGGGTGGGCTCGACGACACCCGACGACAGGCGATCGCCCTGGCGATCGTCGAGACGCACGCCGGTGCGATGTTCCCCGATCTCGGGAGGGATGATGCCCACGAAGGCTGATCTGCTCACCAGGCTCGACGACGAGGTGCCCGGCCACGGGCTGACGTCGAAGAGCACGAAGACCGAGATGGAAGCCGAGCTCGACGGCGCATCGCCGGTGCCTGCTTCCCCACGTCGACGCTCGGGCCGTCCCGTGAGTCTCGGCGGCATGTGCGTCGAGCGGTGACCCCGCCTGCGGCTCTCGCCGTCGATGCCCTCGCCGCCTTCCGCCTCACCCGTCTCGTCGTCGACGACACGATCCTCGAGGCGCCCCGCGGCGCCGTCGTGCGCTTCGCCTTCGCCGACGGCCCAGCCCGCCCAGCGCGCGCCAAGCTCGCCGAGCTCATCGAGTGCTACTGGTGCGTAGGGTTCTGGGCGTCGGCCGCTGTCGTCGTCGCCCGTCGTGCCCGCCCGCACACCTGGGCGGCCATCGCCGACGCTCTCGCCATCTCGGCTGTCGTCGGGTTCCTGTCGACCGTCTCGTGAGGACCCTGCCGTGACCGACTCGCCGATGGAGCGCAACTTCACCCGAGAGATCGGCCGTGCCGAGCAGCTCGCCGCCATGACCCGTGCCCGGCGCCGCCAGCCGATGCACGGCATGACCGCCTCAGCGAAGCGCATCGAGCCCGACGCTCCCAACCGACAGCAGCAACGCACCACCGTCGCCGAACCGTGGCAGGAGCTCGCCTGGTCGTACTACGACACCATCGGCGAGATCCGGTACGGCGGCCGCTACTTCGGGAATGCCCTATCGAAGCTGCGGCTCTTCGTGGGCGTCATCACCGACCCCGACCGTCCCCCGGTGCCAGTCGACTCGACCGACGAAGCTGGCGAGCCGATCGTCGCCCCAGCGACCGCCCTCGCCGCTCAGGCAGCACTCGCCCGGCTCCGCTCCCCCGAGGGTGGCCTCCCCGAGATCCAACGGGACTTCGGCACGAACCACTTCATCACCGGCGAAGCCTTCCTCATCGGCCGCCCCGGCACTGACGACGAGCCCGAGCGGTGGGACCTCTTCAGCATCGACGAGCTCGTCCGAGATCCCCAGAACCCCGACCGTCTCGGCATCAGGACCAGCCCGGCTAGCCTGGGCGGGCCCACCGCCATCGAACCGCTCGGCGAGGACGCCTTCATCCTTCGCATCTGGCAGCGGCACCCCCGCTTCTCCGACCTGGCCGACTCGTCGATGCGGGCCGTGCTCGACCTGTGCG